GAAATGTTCGAACTCTGAAAACTCATATTGGACTTGATAAGATGGCAATTGCTTGAAAGATCTTGACATTGCTTTTCGACCTTTAATTACCGCTCGTACACCGTCGTATTTCGGAGAACACAACAGTGGATATTGCAGCTTTTTAAAGTAATCGGGAAAAGACAATGGATCTTCTCCAGGAGCTAACATTGGTTTAAACATGTTTAACACCACACAACATCGTCGTTAAGAGCAATTGCAAAACGTAAAACTCTATCAAGCCTCTGTAACCTGTCTATCAAGTGAGGTTCAACGTCGTAGTTTGTAATAAGCTTCTGAATATATTTACACAAGTCGTCTAGTTTCTTGTTTTCAATCAAACCTTCATGAGGGAAAGGTTCATCGTATTTCCAAAGACCGATTGTGTTTAGAAGCTGGCTAGCTGTTGTATTAGATACGTTGAGTTCAGGATAAATAGATTCCTTAAAGGTTCTAGGATTATATATAGGATCTTCCGGTTCAAGAGGGTTGAAACTAGAACTCGGCATTTCAACAGAACTATTGTGTTTCTTCAGAAAGAAAGTAATCGTCATCTGGATCTTCCGGATGTGGTTGAGGAGGCCCTTTGTAAAAAGGATTTTTATGCCATGTGTCAAGAGGGCTTAAAATCCAAGCAGAGTCTTTTCTGTCTCTACCCACGTTAAAGACATACTCGGTCACTGCCTCTGATACTGTAGCTAGTCTATCCATTTAATCCTTTAAGCCTACTCGGGTTGGTAGTGGAATTTCGCTAATTAAATACTCTAATGCTTTTAGAATATAGACTCTTTGATTCAAATGTAACCCACTCAATCGTCTAGCTTCGGCGTGAGCTTCCACATGAGTATCGTGTGATTTTCCAGGTCCGTTTCGGCCTGCTACATATACCATATAAAAGCTTTTTTCGTCTTCTGTTTTCATAATGCTTTCAATTTTAAAGGGTAGCGATGTTGCTACCCATTTTAGTTATTTATTTGTTGCTAGATGATGCATGATCTTATGATAATCCTGCAAGTCAAAATTCACAATTTCTTCGAATCCTAATGGCTTATCATCGACCCTTACACACTGTGCAATAAGTTTTACAGAAAAATGCATAGGATCAGAATCTTGTGCTCTTAGTATATGACCTAGTTTGACTTTATAAATAGTTGCAAATCGACCATCTTCTAAAATCAATTCGGCTTTCTTATCGGATTGGACAAGCTCCTGAGGCGCATTCGTCACTGCTTTCGAATTCGGCACTGTTGAGGCTGGAGATAACCCTAGTTTTTGCCACAAGGTCGTCATATTGTTCCTTTGTAATTTCTTGATACGGTGCTTGTGCAAAGCCATGCTCAGAATGAAGTAAGAAAGAAAGACTCTTATGATTGTTTTTATAGTTGTCCTTCAAATATTCTTTGATTTGAGGGATCTCTTCTTTACGATAATAAATCGTACAAGACACACTGTTATCAGACCAATTTGTTTGCAAACGCTTGATTTCGTTAAGCTGATCTAACGCTGTCATTTCGTTAGCCAGCTTAGTACCTTCTGGGTATGAGAACGGGAAAGTTACGACGACTGTATTATAGTCTTCAGAGCCATCAAAGTTCTTAACATACTCAATAGGATATCCAGCAAGTCTGCATGTTTCTACTAATGGATGACCAGCTGCAATTCTAATTCTGCGATACATATACTGTGCATACGCAGGATGAATTCCAGGAGTCACACCAGGAAGTAGCGACAAAGTTCCAGAAGGTTTGACTGTTGTAAGCTTGATTGAAATGTTGAAATCCTTGAGCTCAGAGTAGCGCTCATCGAAGTCTCTCAAATACTCATAGCCTTCGTTCATCCAAGAATTTTGCTCTTCAGAAGCTTGAAGAATACCTGTTAAGCCAATACCCATACGCATATTCTTGTGGACAATGCGCTCGGTTTCATGATTATGTGAAGGTAATGTAAGAGAGTGTTTATTGATGCGATACAGTAGTTCAAGAATATCTAAGAATTCTTCCTTACTTTCAACATTAGGCAAGAAAACCTCAGCGAGACAGCATGTTTCATATGGTGCAAGAGATTGCTCAGCGCATGGGTTGTAGCCCATAACTTCAGGATCGGGATATTGATCCTCACCAAGTCTTCCGACTTTGCGAGATAAAGCGAGATTAATAAGGCCATAGGGCTCGCCTTTACCTTCGTAGCCATCCCAGAAGTAATCATGCAAATCTTCAATATTCTCACACACAACGCTATTATTAGACATTGCACGCCATGAAGGAATGCTACCCATGTCCCAACGCTTTGCAAGCAAATATTCGACATCATCAGGGTCGCCCAGAGCAATTTGCGCAGAGCGTCTAACATTACCTGCCACAATAATGTGACCGATAATATTCATGATATCTAATGCGTCGATCGGACGAATTTTCTTTCCATGTCTCTTTTGAAGAATTTCAGAAATCTTTCCAATACCCCAGCACAAATCTTCAGGTCCAGATGCGACACCGCCAAAGCCTTTGATAGGTGCACCCTTACCGCGAATAGCTTGAGTAGAATATGTGAAGGTTCCTTTTTCTTTTCGCTCAGACAAGAATGCAGCTTTAAGAGTCTTACCAAGAAACTGCACCCAACCTTCACGAGAGTCGGGAATAATAAAGTCAGCACCGCCATGGTCTACTCTTGTAGGCGCTGTAAACCATTCACGAACAACCGGAAGTTTATTCACATGTTGTCTTTGAATGTTATAGCCTACACCAGAACCCAACGCAAGCATGTCCATTGCCCAACAAAACGGTCTAACAGGATTGTCTACAACAGTAAACGCACAATTCTGAAGACTTGCTAAACCTAACCTGTCTACTGTTTTTGTACCCAACTGCCATAAGAATCTTCCAGCGACAGAACATTTGAGCTTTAAGAAATATTCTCTCAAACGTGCTTCTTCATCTTCTGTAAAACCAACATTAAGTTGAGTTTTACAAGCTGCAATAATACGCTCAACAGTGTCTGCAAACTCCTCTGTTGCAGACGTACCTTCTAAAGGCCTTGCATATGTTCTTTTATATGTCAGATAGCCCACAGTGGACCAGGGCGTTTGTATCTCAGTCATTCAAATTCCTGTTTAAATCGTTACAAATTCTTCTACGTCAGCTGTAGAAGCTACTAACCTTCCAGTATCGTATACATAATGAGCACCCTTAACGTCACCTGTAAGACCTGTGTAGCGTGATTTAAGAATTCTCATTTTAATTGTATTTCTTTCAACTTCGCTGTCTGCTGTTAGATTTCTTGCAAAAGAAATAATATCAAAGGAAATTTGTTTGATAGAGCCTGAGCCCCGGATATCATCAATAGAAGGTAATCTACCTTCTTCAAAAGAACCCTTATTATTTGGAGCTTTTCTTAAATGAGAAACTAAACCGATCCAAGTTTGCGGATGTCTTTTAACAAGTCTCAGCAAGTCATTCATTACTTTGTCTTGAGCTTCATTGCCTGTTAGATTCTCAACACCCTCTGAAACAAGAATAGTGATATGATCTATAAATAAATATTTACACCCTACAAGACACATGTATTCAAGCTGATCTACAATACTGTTGTCATTTATTGAACCTTGATGATCTAGCAATACAACTCTATCCGACGCAAAGACAGAGTCAAATCCAATTTTCAATTTATTTAAAGGAATTTCTTCTTTTGCTGGATTTAAGTTGATAGCCATTCCTGCTAGTTTTCTAGCTGTTTCAGCAGGAGATTCCTCGAGGCTTACAATGCCTATTTTATCTTCTGTGTTAAATAAGATATCAAGCATTATCTCTCTAAGTATTGTAGACTTGCCGCTACCTGTACCCGATATAAACAGAGTTATCTCTCCACCACGCATGCCTTTTAACTTAGTGTTAACACCAGCTAAACACGGCGGATACGGTACTGAAGGTGCATTATTATAATTTTGAAGCGCTTCCCAAAGTTCTTCTTTACCAATAATACCTGCTGGCACATATGGTGCAGCATCAAAGATGCATTGCATCAAACGATTGCTGTCAAACTTTGTTAAAACTTCATTAGCATCTTTACAAGGTAGCTTTACTAGCTTAGCCTTATCAATACCAATTATCTTAATAGCTTCTTCAGTAGCTTTCTTTCCAGCATCGTCGTTATCTAAACAAAGTACAATTTCATTAAAAGACCTAATCCAATCTCTATTCTCTAGTAATGCCTTTGTCATCGTAGCAGATGACATTGCAACTACTGGATAGACTTTCTTATACTTATCGTAAGATGCCTGTGCAACCGATAAAGCATCGATTTCACCCTCAGTGATAATAAGCCGTTTACCTGCACCATTAAATTTAGTCTGGCCAAATAAATTCGAGGATTTACCTGTCCAAGTAAAGTCCTTAGGTAATTTTCTAATCTTATAAGCTTTGCCATCATCATATGGATAATAATGGGCATCAATCTCTCCGTTTTCTCCATAAGAGACTCTAACATCAAAGAATTCACAAACTTGTTTTGTAATCCCTCTTTCTTTAAAGCCTCTTATTGGCAGCTCTTGGATTTCTTCAATACCCATTAATTTTTTAAAGAAATCTGGTGCTTTTCTAACTTCTGGCACTTCTAGTTCCTCGTTATCTTGTTTAGGAAACCAACCTTCGCATGAGAAACAAAAAGAAGTCCCGTTCTCATAAAGCTGTCTTGCATCACTTGAGCTACAGTCTTTACTTAGACATTTCAGATTCTTTTTGACGATTTTGCCCATTTTCTACAAGATGTCCTTTAATAGCTGAAAGAAAAGCTCCAAAGATAAGTGCAGAGAATGCTGCTCCTAGATATTCAAAATGACTCCATTCAGGCACATCAAGCAGCTTCGTAAAAGCTGTAATACAAGCGTAAACACCAAATGCAACAACAAAGAAGTTTACAATGTCAATAACTTTAGCAAAAGTTTTCATATCTCATCCTTGAAATTGTGTCCATTACAGACCTTAAATAATCTATCTCTGTGCCTGGCTGTGATAGGCTCTTTAACAGGCCATGAAACTTTTTCAATCAAAGTGTTATACCACATCTTGTTTGTAGGTGCTTCTACAAAACATAAAGACCATGTCTCTGAATATGACAATGTGCCTTTTGTTTTATATTGCTCTAAACAAACAAAATCAAACTCTTCTTTAGGTCTATGCTTTAAGAGTTCATTTAAAACTTTTGAGGAAGATGTGTACTTTTTCCAATTAGATTCCTTACCTTTGTTAAGCTTACCTGTACCTACAAACAGTTTCTTACCTAGGTAAAATCTCTCAAGAATTGTATCACGTATTACATAGATAAACCCTACTGAGTCTCCCATCTGCTCAGGGAAGCACCAGTGTCCATTATTAAAACGTGTTTGTTTTGGAATAGAAACTGGAATTGAGATGGAAGGCACCATACCTTCAAATTTCATAAACCTCCTAACTCTCGTACTATCGGCCAATCTTCTATTTTAAAGTAGTCATTTTTATGTTTCTGAAGATAAATCATTTTTCCATTACTCAGCAGATATTGTTTCCAATCATCGCCATACGCCATTAAGTATTGGTCTACAACGGCTTCTTGAAATTCATTTTCAGTTTGACAATTTTCTAGAAACTTTTTAGCCTTAACCTCGCCTACACGTGGCACTCCAGGTATATTATCTGTTGGATCGCCTTTTAAAAGTTGCTCATAATAGTGTCTAAGAGCTTCATCTGGACTTACTGTTATAAACTCTTTTTTATGCATCAAGTAGTGTTTACCTGGAATACATTTTAAGTCTTTATCTATCGAGCAAATTACATACTCATCACCGGATGCGATTGCCTCTTCGGCCCACATTCGCATCAAATCATCAGCTTCTCTTCCAGTAGCTTCTACTGCTAAATCTTCAGCAACAGCTAATTTTCTAAGTGTTGGAACAAAGTGGTTTTGTTTATTAGGATCTGCATGTCGATTAAGTTTATACTCTGGGTACAGACTGTTTCTGAAATTTCCAGAGCCTTTTACAGCCATTAAATATTCCGTACAAAAAAGAACGTCAAGAAGTGAACTCAAATCTTTCTTGAGATTTTCCCAAGATTCTTCCAAGTAATGTCTATCTTCATCTTTTGTCCACTCAAGCGGTATTCGACTGCCACTGTCATCCAGTGATATGAAAGAAACTCCATCCTCAATTCTCGCTTTCTTTTCCCAACGAGGCTTACATGCTTGGTAGCACAAAACATCTCCATCAATTATTGCTATTGTCAAACATACCTCCTTTGATTACAATATAAACACTTTACAAAATAATTATTTGTCTTGCCATTGCACTTAAGACATTTCCAACTAAATGACAATGGTCCTTGGGTCAATCGATGTTGTTCGAATACTTTGAACATCTTGTACTTTCCACCAATAAGGTTTATTACGTTTAGTCCAAGTTGCAAATGATCGCTTGCTATGGTAATATGCTCTATAAGCGTCTACAGCAAGTTCTTTTTTGTAGTCATCTGGCATGCATTGCACAAAGGGTGAGAGTCCTTTTGTAAGTGTGTTCGGAGGATTTCTAAGCTTGTAAATTACTTCCTGACACTTATGCTCTTTTCCGTATCGATATTCATATTCATTACAAATACCGATACCATGTTCTACTAGCCAAGCATAATTTTCTGAAAAGGAGCCTGCCCAAAGAACACACGGATGATTCTTATGAGTTGGCTTATAAGGGCCTCCGCTGACTGTGGAAAGAATTTGTGCAGTCTCTAATGCCATCTTGACAACATGTTTATCCATTAACATTTGAGCTGCAACTTGAGGATTTACTTCTAATATAAAGATATTCATTCGGCTTTATTTTGAACAATAATTTATCGATAGTATATGGGCTTCTTAAATATGGAAAACTTCTATGGGGTTGTCTTGACTTGCGAAGAAGATACAAACTTTCCATAGTCTAAAGCCTCACTCCGACACTTTCTACATTTACTATTTCGATATGAGTCTGTCAATTCTTTTTCTTGGCTTGGTTTAATTGCTTTCTGTTTGTAACCACACTCTTGACATGTACGAATCCATTGCTCGTACGTTTCTAAATTAGGCATAACTTTCATTCTTTGATAAAATTTACTTTACATTCAAAATGATAAACAGTAACTTAGCTTTGCAGTCTATTTAAATCTTTTAGCATGAAGAGCTGAAAATAGCTATTTAATGTCTACTTTTTGAATAATAGCTTTATACTTGACATGCGGATCTAAATCTTTTTCCACAAGATCAGAACAGCTTTCAACCTTACCTACAGAATACCAATTACCTGCAGGCACTAACACTAAGTCGTCTTTCTTATACTCTTTATCAGAAAGGTACGTGTATCCTTTACTAAAATCCATATACTGCTTAAAGCCAACCATTACCTTATACTTCAGTGAGTTTAGAGAACTTGTCATAATAAAATCCTATTCTTGCTTTCTTAGCTTCAATAAGTTTAGTGAATGTCCTAAGCTTAACGCCTTCTTCATTCAACATTTCAACAATTGCGACTAACTCGTTCCACTCAGTTTCAAGCTTATCTAGATTGCTCTGATGGCCTTCCACTTCAGAATAATTAATTCCAAAGCGTAGACATTTAAGAGCTTTTTTTTTGAACTTCTGCAGCTTCTTCTGCTAGTACAACAAGCAAATATTCTTTGAAAGGAAATTTCATTTAGGATCTCCAAAAGCTACAAAAAACTTTGAATTTACCATTTTAAAATAGATTTGTTTCAATTCAAGCGAAGTACATACTCTGCTTATTACCATCTGTAAATGCCTATCGGCTTCGGCAGTACCGTAATGATCTAAAATAAGAATCCAAGTATAAGGATTTTTAATTGCTTTGGCAATCGTTTCAAATGCAATTGCCGTAGTTGTCCCGATTTGTCTGTCTGGAGGTATACTATAGCGAGCCTCTAAATGTAATGGGTTCTTTTGTAATCTTTTAATCGGCTTTGGAATAGTGTAAGCCAGAGTGCTTGGTTTAGGATCAGTATTCATTTTAGTGCACGTCGTACCAGTTGTTGCCAATTTTTGCGCCACCGTCCATAATTGTTACACCGAACAACTTAGGACCTTCTGCAAAAGACTTTTTACCGATTTCTCCAGCACGCTCAGCATATTGCGCAGGTACCATGAAATCGATTTCATCGTGATAAAAGATACACGGAATATATGGAATATTCTCCTTTTCAAGAGCTTCTGCAGTAAGCATTAAAGCCGATGCACAGGTAATCTTTTCAGCAGACTGTAAGAGATACACAAGAAGCTTGTGAAAGGAATCCACATAAATACGGTTACCAGCAAGGCTAGGAATGTAGCCGTCACCGAATTGTGATGTTTTACCATAAATGCTTTCGAGTTTTTCAAGAAGTGCTTTAAATCCAGGAACAGCTTTTAGGAAGCCATTCTTTAATTTTTTGCCTTGAATATCGTCAATTACACCAAAGATATAACTCCATAATTTGCCACCAGATGCTCCAAACAAGAACGCATACAAGATACGCTTTGCTTGAGAGCGCTTTACTACAAAGTCTACATTTATAGATTTCAATACAGCCGTAAGAACATCTGCATTATACTGGTGGATGTCGCCGTTGAGAAGGGTATCGATGAATTTTTCATCACCAAGATAGTGGGCAAGGCCTCTTGCTTGATTACCAGATGAATCACAGCCAATCAATTTCCAGCCAGGCAAACAAGTAAAAAGCGATCGCATCTCTTTACCCCAAGGACTGTCGGCACTTGGAACATTGACAATAATTGAATGTCTGGCACGCATACTAGGTGTTCCGACCAGCATACAATCACCATGTAGCATTCCATTTTCATCAGTATTTTCTAGCCATGTTTTAAGAATACCATACCGAGATCTTGCAGTTAAAAACTCAGTATAAAGTTTGCCATCACCGCCTAGAAACTCAAGACTGTCTTCGGAAATTTTTGGAGACGATTTTACTTTCTTACCTGTGTCTTCATCAATTTTGTAGTTCCATTCTGTAGGCTGCCAACCATGTCGATATAAGAATGTTTTTACATCAGTGACAGAATCTAGACTTAAATTTTGAAATTCAACTCTTGAGTATGGACCTAGAATAGGACGTGCCTCACCCTCAAAACCTGACCATGGATCTATGTTAAACCAATTTGCAGTATGAACATCATAGCAGCCTTGCTTAGTCCATTTGGGACGCTTCTCTTCAACAATGCCTTTCTTTTTATCAACAGCTACACATTTCATTCCAAGTTTTTCATTCAAAGCTGTGTACGCCCTTCCCATCGATGTCTCAAGGTTTTCATATAGAGTTTTCGCAGCTGGCACATCAAAAGGCCAGCCGTGGAGAGAAGCTGTTGCACACCATTTAGCTGCAGCATGTTCAGCTCTAATGTAAAATTTAATCTTAGGTTCTTTTGCAAGAAGTGCTTGATATTCAGCTCTTACAGTATCAAACACTTTAACTGTAATTTCAACGTCTTCAGTATTTCGAATACGCATTTCTTCTGAATATTGAGACCAATCTTCATGCTCAGGTTTTTTGTGACCAAGCGCTTCGCCCCACCGACCTAAGCTATGTCCATCAGTTCCAAACCTCTTATAGTTTAAAACTTGTGATAGAATCATAGTATCAATAGGTGTCACATGCTTTGGCAATTTGTAACCAAACAACTTCTCAAGCAATGGCAAGTCATAAGCCATAATGTTATGGCCAATAACATGCGTTGCATTGTTAAACTGATCTTGCCAGCCTAAGTCATTTTCTAAGAAAGTTTTACGGTCTTTTGTTTCGTGTACAAATGTAGATAAAATCCACATTCGTTTGGCTACTAGAAGTAATCCATCTGCTTCTGCATCAAAGATCACTTTCACTTAAAGTGCTCCATAATTGCATGGATATCTTTTGCTAAAATAGGCGTGTTGTTATTTTGAATGTACTTTACCATATACATATAGTAGAACAAACCTTTCTTCAGCTCTTGCAGTTCTTCATCTTTTCGACCGTTCCGATCAAGGTATTTACGAACTTGTAATTCTACAGCTGCAATGAATACTTTAGGATCCTTAAATCTTGGAATCCTAGACATTGCGTCAATCCATTGATATTCATCAATGAAGTTTTCGTAATGTGTCGGTTTAACCGCTGTTGAATTTATTATTGTTGTGACTGTGTCAATTCTACCTGCTGCAGCGACTTTTTCAACTCCACCTGTTGCAAGCTTTTGATCCATTTTAGGTTTCCAAGCTTGCACCCGTTCTGCAGCAACTCGCTTATCTTCGACAAATTCTAGCCACTTACTAAGATCCTCTCTTGTGTTTAAAACACTAATCTCTTTGTTTAGCATATTATCAAATATAGTCACATGATAAGGCTTGACAACATGCCCGAACTTAAGTTCTTCTTCTCTTGTAAAAATATCACAGCGAATAATTTGACGACCTGGGTCAATAGTTTTATAAACAGTATACGTATATAGCACAAGTTCTCCTTTCAAATTAAAAGGGGCTACCCATGAGGTAGCCCCTTAATGTTAGAACTCTTCCGTTTCGTCTTCAGAAGGTTCTACAATCTCCGTTTCGGTCTCACCAAACTCATCATTACGAGCCTTGGGAGTATAAAGCACATGCTTAGTAACTTGCACGCCCATCAAAACGCTTGCAAAGCCTTTTCCGCCATCCTTCTTAGGATACTCGTATTGGTAAATGCGAACATTGCCAAGACTGCCGTTACCCACAGAATTAGGATCCATATCTTCCAGCTTACCATTTACAAGCTTGACTGGAGAAGAATTTTCACCGTTTTCTTTGAAGACTTTCTTCTTGAGATTGACGCGGTAATACGGGGCACCTTCATCAGGCACAATAGCTTTTACAGGGAGCTGAAGTTCTTCCCAGTTCTTTTTGACTTCCTTCGAGGAAGTGCGAATTTGCACTTCCCACGTAGGATTCTCTTTATTGAATTTGCTGTTAGGACGCTTGGGGTCCAGCTTTGGAAACCACAACTCGCAGTTAGAAATAATCGGCATAAAATTCCTTAGTAAAAACATGTCCCTCACTTGAGGGTTAACTTAACGGGATTGCTTAACAAATGTTCACTTTAAATTTTGTCTTCAGGCGGAACAGGTGTAGGCAATTGCTTGATAGACTCGTAATCTACAAGCGACAAATACATCTTTTTGTCGGTATGCTCAAATTCTGAAAGACCACGCCAATTACTCGTTCGAGATAGAATCTTGATTTTCGATAGAAAAACCAGTGCTTCTTGAGAGTGTGGGATTGCAATAATAGCATCATTATTACCAATTGTAGCAATAATATAAAGGTTATTAACATCCATTTTAAACATCCTCGTCTTTAAAAGTATCATCCCACTCTTCAGAAGTTACACCAGTCATGACAAACTCTCGTTGTTCTGGCGTCAAGTCTGGCATAATGTTTTGAATCAAATCTTCACCACGTTGCCAACGCTCAAGTTGATCTTGAGTAATCGGTAATTCGATAGTTCTAGTAGTACCACTGATAATTGATGTCTTAGTTACCTTAATCATAGGCTGTTAGCTTAATACTTTCACGAATTGTTTCAAATTTATCTGCGAGTTCTTTAGGAATCAGATAGGTAGTACCGCCACCATTGTGTGTACACATCAGTACGTAAACATACTTTTCATCATCAAAATACTCACAAATATCAAATTGACAAGCACGTTCTGCAATACTGTAATATCGACTAGCGTCGTGATTATAGTGATTTGTTTGAATTACTTGTAAATCTTCTACGGTTTCTGCAAGCAGAATTGGACCACCTAGGTCAACATTAAAATTATCTCCGATAGGGAACTCTAAATCGGAGCTTTCATTGTTATAAGATTCACAATATTTATAAATTTTCTCATAAAGTGCTGGTATACCACACTCTTTAAGAGTCTTAAGATTTGTGCCAAGTGTTTTCATAATTTAGCAAAAACAATATTCAGATTCAATTACCAAGTTTAAATCAAGATTTCCTAGTTCTACTTCATTTGCATTACCTCCTATATCTTTCATGATTGACGTTAAAGGATCTTGTTTATAAAGCTCAACAAATGTCTGTCTAGTTACTGCAAACAACTTAGGCATATCTGCCAGAAGACATCCGAAAGAATCATGAATAGTCGTTACAGGAAAGTCAGAGGAAGCTACAATCATAGACAAATGCGCAGCGTCAAGGCTGTGAATAATATTAGGGCTTGCACCTTGAGATTGTTTGCCTTTTGAAGGCTTAACATCTTCAATGAAGCATATTGCTAATTGCAGTGTATTGTCAAAGTAACCTGTGCTGTTTCTGACACCTTGCGGTGGACCATATTGTACCCAGATCTTTTTAACAATGCCTTCTGTATAATTTTGTACTACAGGAAACTTTGTAACAGGCACAGTCCAGGATAAGAACTTGTCGTCTTGCTCAGCTTTTCGACCAGCCTCTTCAAAGATCTTAAGCAGTTGCATAGGCTTTTCTAAAGAACGCTTGCAGTCATTAAACACTTCTCTTCCGAGATATGCACCCCACCGATGTTCCATATAAAGCAAAAGTTCAATATTATGCTTTCTAGCATCATCAATGATTTGCTGACCTAGACCATAGGCTGTTCCGCCATACGGGATAGTCATCGTATTTCTTTTCACAATCTTTCTTTTGTGTTTTGCATCTTTAATTCTAGACCAAAATACAGGTGCAGCAATCCCAATAAGCTGATCATTTTCAGACTTAAATTCTTTGATCTGTTCTATAAGTTGTTTTCTAAAATCACTTTTAGGTTCAGCAGCGTTTATTTGCTTTTTAAGATAAATTAGATTATCAATGACTCGTTCACAGTCCTGAATTTCTTCATTTGTCATTAAAGAAAGCTCTTCTTCAAGATGTTTCCAGACATGGTCACCGACATACTTGTAGAGATCTCCAGGCAAGTTTAATGGCACCAGATTTACATGCGGTGCAATTATTTCATCTTTAGTCAATGCTGCAAGATGCTGACTACCATTGTTTGACCCGTCAATATATACTTCAAGAGATGATGGGTAGTCATATTCAGCTACAACATCTTTGTGGTTTTCATACACATTCATTTGCCAGATTCTAAATCGCATTAGTTCGTTGCACGCTGCAATGAATTGCCAAGGATTATCAGCTTTCATCCAGCCTTGATTTACTTTAGGGTTTTCGGCATATGACAATAGAATTTCTTCGTTGTCTAGAGCCCAAAGATATCGTTCTTGAAGTGGTATTTTGTCAGTCTTTGCACCATCTTCTCTGCCAGCATCACCCGCCCAATTTGAAGCAATTGACACCATTAGCCAAAAGAAGCCTTCTTTTCCAATTGGTTTTGAATCTGCTCTTAACAGTAGACCTCTTGCAAGGTCAGAGCCTTGCTCATGCAAATATGCAGTAGCGGTATATTTACGACCTCTAAAGTCATAATAGTAAAGGTGATAAAAGACCTTGTTCAAAAATCTTCGTGAAATGTCACCTATAGCTTTCGCTTCTCTTAGCTTAGTTGCTTTTGCTTCTGCATTAGACAATTCCCAAATTTCAGAGAATGCGTCTGTTTTATTTCGTAGAGCCCACAAGTGGAGATCATAAACACAATTGTTTATTTTCCATCCTATTTGCTGTGCTCTGTTAACACAGCTAAAGACAATAGGGTGTGTTTCCGGAGTAAGGTTGTCTAAAACTGTTTTATTGCCTGTCTTAACAAGCCAGACACCCGTTGAATGTTTTGCAGAAGTCCACGGTTCGTAAGGAATTTCTGAAGGTAACTTTTCAATTTGAGAAGGGTCTAGTGAGTTCCACAAATTACAAATCTCATCATCATTAAGCACTTGCACAAGATATATATTATGTCCTTTTGAGCCTTGTCCAAGAACAACCTGAATATATCCGAGATGCTCAAAGGTGTATAGCATAAAAGCGCCAGTTTTAGCAGCCAATGCTGAGTCACGCTTTAGCTTGAACTTGTTACGAATACCATGTCCGATAGCTGAAATAACTTCTGTAAGATAAATGGAATTTTTATTATGACCCTTCTTTGGTCTAGTATATAAATATACAATAGAAATTAGTGTATCAATATAATCTTCTGTTTTAAGCTTAAGTAAATATTTAAGGGGATTGTGACCTGAAATCTCAGTTGTTATTCTTGAATTTAAAGAATCAAGAATTTTCTTTTTCATAAAAATTCCCAGAAAAGCAGCTTGAACAAAAATGGTGCTGCGTGTATCAAAAACCAAATAGCGATAAAATTAAATCCAACTATTAGGGTAATTCTAAAAAGTATTAAAAAGATTCCTAACAGTTGGTATAATAACATTATTGCTCCTAGTTGTTGATGAGTGTCCAACTGGAGCGAAATAAAAAAAAAAAAAGAAGAAAAGCTAGTTAAGACATCTCCCCGAAGGGAGATGTCATTTCGTCAATCTATCGAATTTCCTCGATAGTTTTTTGTATTCACTGTCATGAATACTCATTTTATCTAACCGACTCCTAAGAGCCTTAATTTTGTTTTGATTTAATTCTATATTCTCTTGTTTCGCATAAAGTTTCTCTACACTTGCTATTGCCTTATTTGTCTTATATAAACACATTGCTACTTCAAGTCCTGACGGGCCTGGTCTTTCTCCCGTCAGGAATTTCCATAGCGAAGAAACGAAAGAAGACTTTTTATTCGAAGACTTTTTATTCGAAGACATAGTTCCAGGCCTTACGAGAAGACTCTGAAACATTTTTCCAAACTTCTGTTGCAGTCCTTGATACAGGCTCGCTCACATTCACATAAAAAGCTTCAGAAACAGTTGCTTGAGGTACCAAGGCATTATTGAGCTGAACCTTTGTAACTGTAGCTTCTGTCTTAATTGCTGCAGTTTCTGCTTTTGCGGCTACTACCTGTTGTCGAGTCTCAGATAGAGCTGTTGTCAAAGCAGCAATTTGCTTTTTATTGAAGGCTTGTTGTTCTACAAGATATCTGATCTGATGTTGACTTTGAGCATCTTTGACAAGTAGCATAGCAACTGCTACAATTGAGGCTACAGAAATCAATGCAAAGACGGAAATTACAAAGTTGATAACACACTTCTTGAGCAATTCAGAATTCTTCATGATAAGTCCTTTTCAGTTGAGTTAGACGGAGGAAATCCTCCTCTGTAGATACAAAATACCTACAGAGGAAAATAGGCCTTTTAAGGACATGCCTAGGTCAGTTTTCATTCAAAGTTAATTTCAGCCCACAGCTTACTTTCAGCACATGAATCATGGCCGATTTTAACCGCTTCTTGATAGGACTTTGCCTTGTAGCCCTTATCCATTGCTACTTTAATTAGAGCAGCAAAGATTAAGTCGTCTACCGTAGGATACACAAGCTTTCTTTTTGAAGCTTTCATTTCAAACGCTTCTCCGGCTGCAAATGCAGTTTCCATGCAAATCAGCATTTTAGGGGCTCCGTGAGCTTTAGCTTCAGAGAAGAATGCAATGCTAACTAACGCTACTAATATCAGTAACGCAATCTTAACAAACAAAACAAACGCACTAACGAGCTCTTTTACAGTATTCATTTCAGTAACTCCTTTGGTTGAAGACACGATTGGTTAATTTAACAACTAACCACTTAAGTACACGTTTTATAATGTACTTAAGTGGTCCCACCATATTTCAGATGGGTTCCTTCATTTCATTAGCTTGGCGGTAGAAGGGATAGCCTACCAAGCGTGTCGGTTACGAATCCGACATGAGGCCACTAGCATGGCTGCTCATCGCAATTGAGACAGTGCTAACTGCCATCACGAGTATTAACGCCCCTCTATGATCTGGGCCGACGATTCCCGTCGAAGGCATTGCTTTTCGTAGCAACCAACACGCCGGAGAATTACTCCGGAATCTAAGTTTCAATTGAAATTGCCGGTTACGCATCCGGCTTGATAGGGATTTCTCCTTATCATATAAGATACCGCTTTTTCCGCATTTTTATGCGGACACTTTTGAGCCTTTTTAAGACCTGCTCAGGTCTCGGCCTCCTTCGACCACTCAAAGAAAGCCAATTTGGCTTTCTCAAGTACGTCTCCGGACACACTTAACCTCGGCCCAATCCTCTTCACGAGGACAAACCGAAGCTCAGGAAAGCCTACTTGCTTTCCCTTTAGGACAAATCTGTCCTGAACCGCTGCCCCTTCGGGCAATGGCCTCTCACATAAAAGTCTCATAAGGACCTTTCCTGTTAAAGACACC